GCAGCGTCAGATGTGTATAAGAGACAGGTATTGGTGCCTGTTTGCGTGAATACACAGGTGAAGAGTATTGGAGCACTGCTGCTGGAGTTCAGGATATACATGACTTGTATTGTAAGAAGTTTCTTGTGAAACAGGTTCATGTGAATGGTAAGGTGGAAACTATTGTGCGAGGAACAAGTAAACTTAATACTTTAGAGATGCATAATTTCATGGAAAGCGTGAAAATAGATGCGGCCACCGAGTTTGGTATTACACTTCCATTGCCTGAAGACCAGCATTACTTAGATTTTATTCATGAGTACCAAAACCGGTACTAATTAATCCTTTTATAATTTATGATTGCAAATTTGAGAAACTACGAACCCGAGACAATCGAGTTTGTAGTTCCCGATTCTATTCGGGAAAAATTTCCCCCTGTTTTATTTCAGGGTTCTACGAATGTAGATGAATTGATAAAGTTGGTGAATGAGCATTTCAATGCTACATTCCCTGAAAGTGAGGTGACACAACGTTTACTGGATGAATTTGAGATTTCCGAAATTCGTGAAGAGTATTGCATCAAGCAAGAGAATGAGGTCCCCAAACGCGAACGTGAACTGTTGGAAGCCATTGAACGTGCAAAGAAAATTAAGAGTGATGCACAAGACAGGTTAGCTTCTATTAAGACTGAAATTAAAGACCTGGCTGCCGAGGTCAAAAAGGGGACGAGGGAGTATCATCTTTCAAGTAAGAATACGATCCGGTTTGCTCTTGATGGATATTTCCTGTATTATTCATGGGTGAACGGTGAGTTTAAGCTTGTGAAAGCTGAAAAAATTCCTGATTGGGACAAACGTTCTCTTTGGGCACAGGAAGATCGAAACAGAAAAGCGATGCTTGATTTGTTTGGTATTGAATATCCTGAAGTAGAACGTCCTATTGATGATACAGAAGATTATGGGGACAAGTTCGAAGAAGACCTGTCTGATAAACTTCCTGAAGAAGAACCGGAAGACGATGAGTAGATTGCAGCACAAAAAAGGCAGGAAGTCCAACTATGTGAAGCGGCTTGTGAATAATCCAGATTGGGAAGAAGCCAAGCGTAAGGTTCGTATTAGGGATGGACATAAATGCCAGATGTGCGGTAAAGACTTCAATTTAGAGATTCACCACAAAACATACAGGGTTAACGGAAAATCAATCGTTGGTCATGAACTTGAACATCTTGATTGTCTCGTTACCCTTTGTGGTGACTGTCATTCGAAAGTTCATAAATATCACATCAAATTATGACATACCAGTTAAGAGACTACCAAAAAAGTGCTAGTGATGCAGCGGTCAGCGTTTTTAAATCCAAGGAAAAGAAAAACTACGTGATAGTTCTTCCCACTGGTGCCGGGAAGTCCCTTGTCATTGCCAATATAGCTGCACGGATAGACGGGCCGCTGATAGTGTTCCAGCCTAGCAAGGAAATACTCGAACAAAATTTTGCGAAACTTCAATCATACGGCATATTCGATTGTGGAGTTTATTCAGCTTCTGCCGGAAGAAAGGATATCAATCGTATTACGTTTGCTATGATTGGTAGTGTGATGAAACACATGAGTTTCTTCAAACATTTCAAGCACGTTCTGATTGATGAATGTCATTTAGTGAATCCGGAGAAAGGAATGTATAAGGAATTCTTTGAAGATGAGCAAAGGAAAGTTATTGGGCTGACAGCGACTCCTTACAGATTATGTTCAGGAAGAGGTGGTGCTATGCTTAAATTTATAACTCGTACCCGGCCAAAGGTTTTCACTGATGTTATTTATCACTGTCAGGTGAGTGAACTACTTGCTAAAGGATTTCTCGCAAGTTTGAAATACTATGATATTACAAAGTTGGATTTAAGTAGAGTCAGGACTAATTCTACTGGTGCAGATTACGATGAAAAAAGTCTTCTGCAAGAGTTTGAACGTGTGGACATATACAAAGATATAGTTGGATGGACAAAACGTCTGTTGAACCCCAAATCGGGCATACCACGCAAAGGTATTTTAATATTCACGAGGTTTATTCGTGAAGCTGAAAAACTGGCTTCCGAAATTCCTAATTGTGCGATTGTTAGCGGTTCTACTCCAAAGGAAGAAAGGGCACGAATTCTGAAAGGTTTTAAAGATGGAAGAATAAAAGTTGTTGCTAATGTCGGAGTACTTACAACCGGATTCGATTACCCGGAGCTTGATACGGTTGTTCTTGCACGTCCAACCAAATCCCTTTCCCTCTATTATCAAATGGTCGGTCGTGTTATTCGTCCCTGCCAAGGTAAAGAGGGTTGGGTTGTTGATTTGAGTGGGAATTTCCGGCGTTTTGGGCGTGTTGAAGAGTTACGCATAGAACAGCCTGAAAAGGGAAAATGGTGTATAATGAGTCGTGGCCGTCAATTAACCAATGTAGTATTTTAATTATCATGTGGAGAAATTACAAGAAGAAAGAAAAGAAAAAGCCTCTTTTCGAGGTAGAAGGTGTTAAGGTCAAGAAGAAACCTGATCTTGTCGATAAACTAGACAGAATATTTAGTTTGTTCATCCGTTATCGTGATACGATGCCTAATGGATATTTTCAGTGTATTTCATGTGGTAAAATAAAGCCTTTCAATAAAGCAGATTGCGGTCATTACATCAACCGCCAACACATGAGTACTCGCTTTGATGAAATGAACTGCAATGCTCAATGTTCACATTGTAACCGCTTCATGGAAGGAAATATTCAGGATTATCGCAGACGTCTAGTTGCCAAGTATGGTGAACGAAATGTGCTGATCCTGGAAGCCAAGAAAAATGTTACTAAGCAATTTAGTGACTTTCAATTAGAAAAGCTGATTACTCATTACAAGGAAGAAGCGAAAAAACTGAAGGAAGCAAAAGGTCTGTGAGTTTTATTACTAATCGGAGTATAATCCCTTAAAATATGGAAAGAAATTCATTCATCTTTTATAAAGGGTGGAGAGAAGCAATCAAGGATTTGCCGGATGATGTCAGGCTGGAGATTTACGAAAGCATAATTGAGTATGCGACAACGGGAAATCTTCGGGGGTTGAAACCTATGGCAAATATTGCTTTCAACTTTATAAAGATAGATATAGACAGGGATACTGAAAAGTATATGTCTATTGTGGAAAGGAATAAGAGCAATGGTTCTAAGGGGGGACGTCCGAAAAGTGAAAACCCAAAAGAACCCAAAGAACCCACAAAACCCACTGGGTTATTTGGAAACCCAAAAGAACCCACAAAACCCGATAATGATAATGAATATGATAATGATTATGTAGATGATAATGATTCTCATTTAAAAAAGAAAGAAACTTCTCCTAAAGGAGAATCAAAGAAAGACGAGCTTTCTTTGTTCCCCGAGGAAAAGATTGATTGGGGTGGGCTAATGGATTATTTTAATTCCACGTTTAAAGGTAAACTTCCTGCTATAAAGTCCATAGATGCAAAACGAAAGAAAGCTATTAAAGCACGTGTCGCACAATACGGGAAGCAAGCTGTATTCGATGTGTTCCAATTGGTTTTAGACAGTCCTTTCTTGCTTGGACAAAACGATAAAAATTGGAGGTGCACTTTTGACTGGATATTCAAGTCTGCGAATTTTACTAAAATTTTAGAAGGAAATTACAATGGAAAACGAACTGATACTGCGGCCACAAGAAGAGAATCGGTTAGCAGTCTTACGGACCTCGCCGAAAAACTATTGCAAAGCTCTATGCCCCAAGAAGGTTGAAGATGTATTTCAAAGTGATGAACCTTCTATTGGCACTATTATAAGAAAGTTTGGTGAGCCGCAAGCCAGAGCAGTGTTGGTCATATTGATAGCTGATGCCTTGGAGTTTTTCAATGTCGGTAATCCAATGTCGGCTACACAAGTCGCTACTACAGTAGATTTAATCATTGAAGAATATCCATATATGAAAACTGATGATTTTAAACTGTGTTTCAAGAACGCAATGAAAATGAAATATGGCAATATCTATAATAGAATTGATGGTCAGGTCATCATGAGTTGGCTTCGTGAATACAATAAAGAACGTTGTGCTGTTGCTGATAATCAGTCATGGAATTTTCATAAAGAGAATTTGTCGGAGGAAGTGAGTTATACAAGTGGCTTGTCGTATGAAGAATACCGGAACGAACTCAAACTTAGAGTTGAGCAAGGAGATGAAGAAGCTGCTAAAGCGTTAAGTCTCTCAAATGAAATAATCTCTTATCTAAACAAAAGAGAAAATGGCAAACAAGAAGCAGAAGGTGACAATTTACTGGAACACTAGGCATATCAAACTTGAAGATATTCCTGAAGTGAAAAGAAGAATACGGGAGCGTTTTGGTATTCCTAATCACACAACTGTTAATGGTGAAACGGATTGTTATATCCGTGAGGAAGATATGGAATTGCTTCGGGAAACGGAAAAACGTGGCTTCATTCAAATACGTAATAAGCCCGCATGAAAATGGCGTTAAAATGGCGAAGTTTCTGTTTGCATAACTTGTCATTTTACGATAATTTTACTGATGTAATGAATTAAAAGTCAAACCAATATAATTAAATTATGGAAGTACAAAACATTAGAATTGACCTTATCAGTCCTTCTCCTTTGAATCCGAGAAAGACTTTTGATGAAGCAGCTCTTGAAGAGCTTGCAAGCAACATTGAAAAGCAAGGTTTATTGCAACCTGTCACTGTCAGAGTTGCTAAATCCGAGGAGATGACTAACCTAGAAACCGGAGATGTTACCCCATTACCTTACACATACGAAATTGTTTGCGGTGAGCGTCGTTTCCGGGCTGTGTCACTTTTGAAAGCAAAGGAAGATGAAGCGAATGTTGCAAAAATCAAAGCCCATCGAAAAAAGTCGGAAAAATTTCAGACAATATCCTGCATTGTCAGAGAAATGACAGATGATGAGGCTTTTGAAGCGATGATTACCGAGAATCTTCAAAGAAAAGATGTTGATCCCATCGAAGAAGCTTTTGCCTTTGCGCAGTTGGCTGAAAAAGGACGAACTTTGGAAGATATCGCTCTTAAAATAGGAAAGTCTACCCGGTTTGTATTTGACCGTATTAAATTGAATTCTCTTATTCCTGAACTAAAAGAGCGGGTAAGAAATGGAGATATACCATTGTCCGGTGCTATGATTCTTTCTAAATTGGATGAAGATACTCAAAAAGAGTTTCATGAGGAGGAGGAAGAACAATGTACTACTGCTATGATTCGAGAATTTGTGAGTAATTCTTTCATGGAGCTTGGTAACGCACCTTGGATTAAAGATGATTCCGATAATTGGGAAAATACTGATATTAAATCATGTTCTCAATGTGAGAATAATACGTGTAATCATGGTTGTTTGTTCTATGAAATGAATAGTAAGGATGCTAGATGTATCAATGCTGCTTGCTATGAGAAAAAACAGATTGCTTATGTGACGCGGAAAATTCAACTAGAATATGAACATCTTGTTAAAGTTGGCGAACCTCTTTCATTTGGAAAAACAGTAATTATCGCTAGACGTCCCGATACATATTGGGGAGAAGATAGAAAGGTTTTCTATGAAAAAACTTTGGAAGCTGTTAAACAACTTGGATTTGAAATAGTTGATCCTGATGAAATCTTTAGATGTAAGTGCTGGTATTCAGAAGATGATGAACGCACTTTGAAAATGCTTGAAGATGGAGAAGTTTATCGTTGTCTTTCATTTTTTGGACATTATTCTCCCGAATTTAACGTTAGTTTCTATTATGTTAGAAAAGCAACGGCTTCCTCTACTTCCGCCGTTGCCGATCTAAAAGAGATAGAAAGGGAAAAAATAAACGCCCAATTAAAAAGAGCGAAGGATATAGTCAAGGAGAAGTCTGCTGAAGAAATGCGCAAGTGGGCGCAAGAGAAAACATATTATCAGAGAACAAAAGAATTCTCTGAAAATGAACAACTTGTTTTTGATGTGCTGGTTCTTAGCGGTTGTAGCAGTACTTATCTTGAAAAACTGAATTTGAAAAAATGGAATGGTGAGAGTGATTTTGTAAATTATGTCAAGAACAACCAAGCTGACCGACACCAATGGTATAGAGCCTTTATTGCTGAATGCTTATCATCGAATAATGTGAATTTCTGCTCCTATTTGCAAAAGTGTCAGAAAATCCTTTTTGCAGAACAATATCCGGATGATTACAATGCGCTAACAAAGAAACTTGCAGATTCATATAGCAAGAAAGAGATGAAGCTCAAACAGCAACTCGAAGAACTTAATAACGATAACACAGAGGAAGCCTAACGGTTTCCTCTCTTTATTTGAAATGAAAATGAAAGACTATATAGAATTTCTAAAAGACAAGATGGCTATTAGCCACAATACTGGATTTGAAGTTAATCCTAATGAAATATCAACTTCTCTTTACCCTCATGTGAGAGATACCGTTCGTTGGGCGGTTTCCGGTGGTTGCCGTGCCATATTCTCCAGTTTCGGTATGCAGAAAACAGTAACCCAATTGGAGATATGCAGAGTTATAATCAACCAGTATTTTGGTAAAGCTCTTATCGTTTGTCCTAAACGTGTAGTAGTAGAGTTTATCACCCAAGCTAAGGAGCACATGAACATGACAGTTAAGTATGTCAAGACCATGAGCGAAGTCAGAGCCTGCAAGTGTGATATAATGATTACCAACTATGAGCGTGTCCGTGACGGAGAAGACGGCGTAAGAATAGAACCTTCCTTTTTTACCGTTACCTCATTGGATGAAGCAAGCGTATTGAGAGGGTTCGGCACCAAGACATACCAAGAGTTCCTACCGCTGTTCGCCGATGTGCCTTTCCGCTTTGTTGCCACTGCCACGCCGTCACCTAACAGATACAAGGAGCTGATACATTATGCCGGATATCTTGGAGTGATGGATACAGGTCAAGCCCTTACACGTTTTTTTCAACGTGATAGTACCAAAGCTAATAATCTAACGCTTTATCCACACAAAGAAAAAGAATTTTGGCTGTGGGTATCAACTTGGGCATTGTTCCTAACCAAGCCTTCCGACCTCGGTTATCCTGATACCGGCTATGAATTGCCGGAACTGCGGGTACATGAAGAAGTGGTTAGCGTTGACAATTCCACTGCCGGTACAGACCGTGACGGACAAGTGAAGATGTTTCGTGAGGCTGCTCTCGGACTTGCTGATGCAGCGAAAGAACGTCGGGACAATATGGCAGAGAAGATTGCCCGTGTCGTAGAGATTATTAATCGTCCTGAAAACAAGGACGAGCATTTCCTTTTGTGGCATGACCTTGAGAGTGAGCGGGAAGCCCTTTGCAAGGCTATCCCCGGTTGCAAAGCTGTTTATGGCTCGCAGGATGATGAGGAAGCCGACAAGGTGATAGCGGACTTCAAAAACGGGAGATTGAAATACCTGGCCGCAAAGCCTGAAATGCTTGGTGAGGGTTTGAACTTCCAGTACCATTGTCATAAGGCTATCATGTTCATCGACTACCGGTTCAATGACAAGTTTCAGGCGATAGCCCGTATCTACCGTTTCATGCAAAAACATCCTGTAGACCTTTACTTGGTCTATGCAGAAAGTGAAGGAGAGATATTCAAAAGCTTTATGCAGAAATGGGCGCAGCATCGTGAAATGGTTTCTAAAATGACTGATATCGTCCGTGAGAACGGTCTGTTCGGTTTGCAGGCAGAGGAGAAGATGATGCGCTGGATGTTTGCCAGCCGTGAAGAAAAATCCGGTAAACTGTGGAAAGCCATCAATAACGACAATGTTTTGGAGTGTCAGAAAATGGAAAGCAACTCGGTGGATTTGGTTGTAACCAGCATCCCTTTTTCCAATCATTACGAATATACGCCGACCTATAACGATTTCGGGCATAATGAAAGCAACGACAAGTTCTTCGAGCAGATGGACTACCTCACACCAGAACTGATGCGGATATTGAAGCCTGGGCGGCTGGCTTGCATCCATGTGAAAGACCGTGTATTGTTCGGTAATGCCACAGGTGACGGTATGCCCACCATCGACCCGTTCTCCGAAATGACGGTATTTCACTACATGAAACACGGATTCCGCTACATGGGGCGTATCACAGTAGATACCGATGTGGTAAGGGAGAATAACCAGACCTACCGCCTTGGCTATACAGAGATGTGCAAAGATGGTTCTAAGATGGGTATTGGTTGCCCTGAATATGTGCTTCTTTTCCGTAAACTGCCTTCTGATACTTCACGTGCCTATGCAGATTTGCCAGTAACCAAGAATAAGAATGAATATTCGTTAGCCCGCTGGCAAATAGATGCTCATGCAAGTTGGAAATCTTCAGGTAATACTTTGTTAAGCTATGAAGATATGAAAGTTGCCGGTATTGACAAGATACGCCATTTGTTTAGAAACTATGAGCGTGAACATATATACAATTATGAAGAACATGTTGCTTTCGCTGAAGAATTAGAAGTTTACGGTAAACTACCAAAAACATTTATGGCCGTAGATCCTGTAAGTAAGAAACCTTGGATTTGGGATGACGTTACCCGGATGCGTACACTCAATACCAAGCAGTCACAGAAAAAACGTCAAAATCATATTTGTCCTCTTCAGCTTGATATTGTTGAGAGGTTGATTGAACGGTATTCAAATAAAGGAGACTTGGTATTCGACCCATTTGGCGGTATCGGTACTGTTCCTTACTGTGCTATTAGATTGGGGCGTAAAGGGCTCTCTACCGAGTTGAATTATGACTATTGGAAAGACAGCCTTTCATACTTGCATGAAGCTGAAATTGAAGTGAATGCACCGACGCTATTTGATTTGATGGAAGCTATTTAATCTAAATAAGAATGGATATGTATTTGTATAAAAACAGACCACCGCCTTTATTAAATAGTGTGAGATTATTCTTAGTCTAACAATTTAACCCGATCGATATGATAACATTGAATAGGTTTGCCCAGAGATGCTTGAATATCATGAGGAAGCGCTTTAAGATGAATGAGCATAGCTCAAGAAAAGCGTTTAGCATAAGAATTGAAGCCGTTTGGAGAAAATTCGATATTGCTTCTAAATATAGGAGTGATAATCTTCCTAAATATTCGGAAGATGAAGAATTGGCAGCCGAGATGATAATTTACCTTGTTGCCTATTTAAAAAGATTTGGTTGTGAGGACATTGAACAGCTTATCAAAGATAAGATAGAGTTCGATGATAGAAAAAATGATTAGGTGTTGTTACTGACTGTTTGTGTTGTTGATTTTGTGTTGTTGATTTTAATATAGTTAGTTATGACAGAGATTATTCAAGTCTGCCTACTTGATTTTAATAAGGGGCAGCTCACGGGATTGCCGAAAAATCCACGTTTTTTTCGTGATTACCGCTTTGAAGCGATGAAGAAAAGCATTCAGGATTCGCCAGAGATGCTTGAACTTCGAGAACTTATAGTTTTTCCCTACAATGATGGCAGATATATTGTTGTTTGTGGTAATTTACGTTTGCGAGCTTGCAAGGAGTTAGGTTATAAAGAACTGCCTTGTAAAATTCTGGCACCTGATACCCCCGTTAAGAAGTTGAGGGAATATGCCACTAAAGATAATGTCAATTTTGGTGAGAATGATTTGGACGTTATGGAAAACGAGTGGAATAAGGCGGAACTCCAAGATTGGGGCATCGAATTTGCCCCGGAGAAGAAAGAGGATGAATTTAAAGAGCGCTTCGATGCCATCACGGATGATACAGCCATTTATCCTCTCATTCCAAAGTATGACGAAAAACATGAGTTGTTTATCATCACCTCAAGTAATGAGGTAGATAGTAATTGGCTTCGTGAAAGGCTGGATATGCAGCACATGAAGTCGTACAAGACCGGGAAAGTAAGTAAGAGTAATGTAATCGACATAAAAGACGTTCGCCATGCCTTGCAAAATAGTAATACCAAGTCATAAGCGCCATGACCGGGTGTTCGCTAAAAAGTTGGTGAACGATCCTATCATTTGCGTTGCTGAAAGTCAAGCTGACTTATATCAACAATTTAACCCGGAATGTGAAATTGTTACTCATCCTGACGATGTTATGGGCCTCATCCCGAAACGTAACTGGATGGCAAAGCATTTTGGAGAACTTTTCATGCTTGATGATGATGTCCATGCCTGCAAACCTATTTATGTGGAAAAAGGAGAACCTAGCCGGATAAAGGATAAAGATAAGATAACCAATATCATTCAGTCATTATTTGAGATGGCCAGTATGATGGATGTACATCTGTTTGGCTTCACCGCTCGGATATCGCCGGTAATGTATGATGAATCCGCTTTTCTTTCTCTTTCGAAAATGATAACCGGTTGCAGTTATGGAGTAATCTATAACAAAAACACTTGGTGGAATGAGGAAATACGTTTGAAGGAAGATTTTTGGATTTCTTGTTACATGAAGTACAAAGAACGTAAGGTTTTAACCGATTTGCGGTATAATTTTGAGCAAAAGAACACTTTTGTAAACGCTGGTGGGCTTGCTTCTATAAGGAATCAGGAAGAGGAACGTAAATCTATCCTCTTTATCAAAAAGAATTTTGGTGATAGTATTTTGCTAAAGAGTGCAACCACTAATGGGAAAGACAAAACAAAGCAGCTCGTTCAATATAATATATCATGCAAATTCAAATTCTAATAGTCTGTAAAAAAGGCGTTTAAATGGCGTCCATTCTGTTTGTCATATTCGCCTTTTTTAGCTAATTTTACTGATGTAATAAACTAAAAGTCAAACCATTAAATTAGAATTATGATTATAAGAACAGTTTGCGGATATGATTTCTTTGAGGTGAGTTCTGCAATGCAGAAAGCCATTAGGCGAGCCGACACCGGGGTAGCCGGCTTTTTTGCATTGGAACTTTGGGCGAGTGGGTACCGCGACTATGTGTGGAAGCGTCTGTTTACCATTAGTGCTGAAGATTGCTATGGAATCATTACTAAAGAGATAGAAGCATTGTGGCAGGGGCATGAGCTGGTAAACAAGACTGCTACTGAACCCAAAGGGAGGATATTTGTCAGTAAAGCTGTTATTCTCCTTTGTGAATGTAGAAAGAATCGTGATGCGGATCATTTGCAAAACTTCATCTATGATAGAAAGGATATTGATATAGAAAAGTGGATAAATGATGTCAGGCGTTATCCTATTCCTATTCCAGATTACACTTTCGATGTACATACACGAAAGGGTAAAAAACATGGGAGAACCAAAGAAGAATTCTTTCAGGAAGAATACAAGGCGTTACAACCTCGTGTTCCTGGTTTATTCGATGATTTGGTTCAACCCAGTCAACCAAAGTTATTTAATGATGAAACCACGGCTAAGTAGCTGTGGTTTCTCATTTTTCATATAAGTCAAACCAATTTAATTAAAACAATGAACACGTATTACAAATTTGCGCCAAATGTATTTTTGGCAAAGTGTGATGAGAAGCACGAAAAAGGTGAAACTATTGAGGTTACCACCAAGTATGGTAAGGAGAACGAAAGTATAGTATTTAACCTAATCTTCGAGAAAGATGGGTTTTACTATTACTCCATCGTTAGAGCTGACGGCTTTAATGTTCAAGAATGGGCTAAGCAAAGAGCGGAACGCAGGCATGAATGGGCGTCATCGGCAGTACAAAAAAGTAATGAGTATTTTCAGAAATCAAATAAACATCGCGATTTCCTTTCTTTGGGTGAGCCTATCAAAGTTGGACACCATAGCGAACGAGGACATCGCAAAATGATAGATGATGCCTGGAATAACATGGGGAAAAGCGTTGAGTTTAGCGATAAGGCTGCCGAACATGAAAGAGTTGCGAAGTATTGGGAAAAAAGGGCTAATACGATAAACTTGTCCATGCCGGAAAGTATAGATTTCTATGAACATAAGTTGGAACAAGCAAAAGAATATCACGAAGGATTGAAGTCCGGTAAGTACCGACGCGAGCATACATACGCTATGGCTTATGCCAATAAAGCAGTAAAAGAGGCTAAAAAAAATTATGACCTTGCAGTAAAGCTGTGGGGCGATGTTTAATAATCTGTAGTATCTCAAATAATTTACTATGAGAGAATTATCAAAAGAAACCTCATTACAAAGGGTAATGAGGGCTTCAGGTCGTGTACCTGTACAATGCTCATGCAGTGTTTGTAAACAACAATGTCATACGCCATGTTTAGGTACTCCTGATGATATTGAACGAATTATAGATGCTGGTTATGCCGACAGGTTAGCACTGACAAACTGGGCTGCTGGTATATTCTTAGGGGTTATTAATATTGCTATTCCGATGATTCAACCTGTTTCCGGCAAAGAGTTTTGTGCTTTCTTCGAAAATGGACTGTGTATCTTACATGATAAGGATTTGAAACCCACTGAAGGGCGTTTGTCTCACCACACTGTCAGGAAGGATAACTTCAATCCAACTATGAGTATTGCTTGGAACGTTGCGAAAGAATGGCTGATGCCAGAGAATGAGGATGTACTTTCTCGTGTAGTAAATAAATTCTTGAATGCGAGGAAGCCATGAATGTGTATCAATCAATACCTCGTAGAGATTGTAGGGTGTTTGCTAAATGTGGGGCAAAATCCTTATCACATTGCCGGCGGCATCGTGGAACTGATGGTGAGTGTAAAAACTGTACTCTTATTCATCGCAAACCTCGCAATCGTATTATAGATGCTTCAGGACGTGAGATGAAAAAATGTACACACTGCGGAAATTACTTCTACTTGAACCGGTTCTACAATCGTATAGTAGTGAGAAAGGGTAAGGAATATCATTTATTGACTTCTTGGTGCCGCATGTGTATGTCTGAAATCAATAATCAAAGAAATTTGAAGAAAAGAAATGAGTAGTATAAATTTATTATATATTGACCTGTTTTGTGGAGCAGGTGGAACCTCGACAGGAGTGGAATCTGCAAGAATTGATGGTAAACAGTGTGCTAAAGTAATAGCCTGCGTCAATCACGATGCCAACGCCATTGCAAGCCATGCGGCCAATCATCCGGATGCATTGCATTTTACGGAAGATATTCGCACGCTGGAACTTTCCCCGCTAATTGAACATCTTGCCAAATGTAAGGCTCAATATCCGGGTGCAGCGGTCGTTCTTTGGGCGAGCCTGGAATGTACGAACTTCTCCAAAGCAAAAGGTGGGCAACCTCGGGACGCTGATAGTCGCACACTTGCTGAACATCTTTTCCGGTACATTGAAGCTATTTGCCCGGATTACATTCAGATTGAAAACGTTGAAGAATTTATGAGTTGGGGTGATATGGACGAAAACGGAAAGCCTATCAGCATGGATAAAGGTAGACTATATCAAAGATGGGTACGCAACGTAAGAAAGTATGGCTACAACTTTGATTTCCGTATTCTCAATGCTGCCGACTATGGTGCATATACTACTCGAAAACGCTTCTTTGGTATATTTGCCAAAAATGGATTACCGATAGTATTTCCACAACCCACTCACTGTAAAAACGGTAAACAAGATATGTTTGGTCGTTTGGAAAAGTGGCGCCCGGTTAAAGAGATACTGGATTTTTCCGATGAAGGAACAAGTATTTTTCGTGAGAAGCCACTTGCTGAAAAGACAATGGAACGTATCTATGCCGGCCTGATAAAATTTGTAGCCGGGGGCAAAGATGCTTTTCTTATCAAATATAATTCCATGAGCCGGACTGGAAAATATAATGCCCCTGGGATTGACGAACCATGCCCGGTAGTAGCTACGCAAAACAGACTGGGAGTTGCGCAGGTATGCTTTCTTTCAAAACAGTTCAGTGGACACCCCGAAAGCAAGAATGTTTCTATTAATGAACCAGCCGGAACAATTACATGCAAAGACCATCATGCGTTTGTATCAGCCCATTACGGTAACGGATTTAACCGCTCAATAAATGAACCGTCTGCAACCGTAACAACGAAGGATCGGTTATCTCTCGTTTCTCCATATTTCATAGACCAGCAATATGGAAACAGCAAACCTTCATCTACAGAAAAGCCGCTTGGATGTATTACCGCCAATCCTAAGTACAATCTTGTTAGCTGCAAGCCGTGGATTATGAATACAAACTTCTCCAACGTTGGTAGTAGCATAGAAGAGCCCGCACAAACAGTCACTGCAAATAGAAAGTGGCACTACCTAATGAACCCTCAATTTAATAGTGCAGGTGGTTCCGTTGATAATCCATGCTTCACTCTCATAGCACGTATGGATAAAATGCCGCCTTATTTGATCGCAACTGAAACTGGACATGTAGTAATCGAGATTTATGATACCGACAGCCCTATGACAAAAAAAATAAAAGAGTTCATGGGCTTATACGGGATAATTGATATTAAAATGCGAATGCTACGCATACCTGAACTAAAGCGTATCATGGGATTTCCAGAAAACTATGTGTTAATTGGTACACAGGCTGACCAAAAGAAATTCATAGGGAATGCAGTCGAAGTTAACATGGCACGTGTTCTCTGTGAATGTATTAGTAAAAAGTTACGTGAACTAGGGTCAGTTGCAGCATAAAATGGCGTTAAATTGGCGAATGTTCTGTTTGTAAAACTTGTCAATAATGATTACCTTTATAGATGTAAATAATTAAAAGTCAAACATGTAAATAACAAATAGAACTATGAATAAAGTGATTTTAAACGAACAAAAGATAATTGACAATATAACAGAAGGTTATCCTGTTACAGTTACACGGGAAGACGGTTTCAAGTATATTATTAGCATGGAACGTAAACGAGGTGAAGAAGTATATTCATATCAGTTCGGACGCATTAAAAGAGAATTTGATTCTTTTGATAGTTTGGAAAATGCACTTAGTTCATATGAATTTACAGAGGTTATTTTTTAATACAAGAAAAAGAATGAGGAAAGAAGGTATAAAAAGACAGGATTTTGGATGTTGTCCTGGTCATGATAAGTTTCCCAATCATACCTACAATACCCGTGCTTCAAAGAAAGCCAAACGACGAACAGATCAACTTGCTAATATGCGTGCAAGACGTTGGGCGAGACGGGAATTATTAATTGAATTAGAACTATTGATTAATGACTAACAAGATAAGAAAGGAATGATTATGGGATGGGGATTTTTTATATGTCAAACTGATTGTAAGAACCGAAAAAGACTAACCGAATTTTGGTTACACAAAAATTTTATCGGTGTACATTATCATGGCTGGGTTGATTTAAACCAGAAGAAATTAGCAGAATCGTGTACAAGGCATAGAAAGTTTAAAGATAACTACTACGTAGCAATGGAAACTATAATACCATTCTATGTAATTAGAAAGATTATATTTTCTCCACGGGTTCTTTGGGAATTAGCAAAGTGGTTTATCGGAGCTTGGAGATATAATAATCGGAATAAATAATTCTCATAAGAAAAATGATGAACATTGGAATTGTAGATGTAGACGGTCATCACTTCCCTAACTTTGCTCTTATGCGTGCGTCTGCATATCATAAAGCGAGAGGTGACCAAGTGGAATGGGCTACCCCTTTCAATCAATATGACAAGGTATTGGCAAGCAAAGTGTTTACTTTCACTCCAGACTTCAATTACTTGACTTTGCAGGCTGACATAATAGAGAAAGGTGGGACTGGCTATGACATAAAGAAGCAATTATCATGTGAGATTGAAAGTAGTGTATTAATGGACTATTCCATTTATCCTCAATATAACTTTTCTCTTCAGTTTTTCTCACGTGGTTGCATTCGGAAATGTCCGTTTTGTTTGGTTCGTGAAAAAGAGGGATATATCCAGGCAGTAGAACCGGTTGAGTTGAATCCTAAGGGAGAATGGATCGAGGTGTTAGATAACAATTTTTTTGCAAACCCTGAATGGCAGGATGCGATCAATTACTTACAGAAAAAAGGGCAAATGGTTAATTTGCACGGTGTTGATGTACGTATTATGAATGAGGAACAGGCTTTTTATTTGAGTAAGTTGAAATTGAAAAGAAGAATCCACATCGCTTGGGATTTGCCGGAGATTGACCTTACAGAAAAGTTGAGAGAAGTTACTAAATATATCAAGCCTCGTAATTTGTCTTGTTATGTCTTAGTAGGTTTTAACTCCACAGTAGAACAGGATATGTATCGACTAAATAGGCTTAAAGAGTTAGGAATTTCTCCTTTTGTACAGCCATACCGGGACTTTAATAATGACCGCAAACCGACTTTATATGAAAAGGATATTGCACAATGGGCTAACAAGCATCAAATATTTAAAACCTGCGATTTTGCAGACTTCTCACCAAGGAAGGGATTTAAATGTAACTATTATTTAAAGCAAAATAGAGATGAAGAAGATACTACTTATCTGCACACTTCTTGTCCTGATGGTAGGATGTGTTCCACAGAGAAAATATAAAGAGAATCGCTTCACGAAGCAATTTCGGCAAGCTGATTCTGTGTTTAACGAAAAATACGGATTACAATGAAAAGATTGATATTAAACGTATTGGGGCGCATATTAGGTTACAGGCGATACGTGTGTCCTAATTGCAAGAAAGTGAATTATCTGAAATGTAGTGATGAATTGACAGCCGGATATTGCCGGAACTGTGAACATCCTATTTGGAATTAATGTATAACATTGTGAAAGGAGTTAATTATGTTAGAAAAAGAAGTTACTAAGAAAATCTATGTTGCAGATGACAACAAAGAATTCTTATCTAAAGAAGAATGTGAAAAGTACGAGACGTTTGTGAAAGAAATACTTTCAAGGATTGAGTATTTCTGCATTAGTTGCCAGCCTGATTTAACGGAAACCGGTTTGTTTCAACATAAAATTTATGTTGCTGTATATTCCAATAATTATTATCACAAAGAGATTGCTTTAAATTGGGCTATAAAGGCATGTGGGTATTTGGGACAGAGTGTACAAGGATACGGTTTTCAGCCTAATTTCTCATTGAGTAAATCTGATAAAATAGGCTTCGATGAATGTAAGCCTACAATATGGGGTGGTACAGATTTAAAAAGTGAAAGAATTTTCCTAAGTCCAATAAAAGTTGATGGATTTCCGGATAATATTGATTATATGAGAGAATGGGGATTTAAGTAAATTCAAGAATAGAAAAGAATATTATGGAAATACATAGAATGAAGCCGGAGAATCCTATTATCATCGTTGATGAAGAAGAATTCGACCGGATTGACGCAATAGCCAAGCTGAAAGAAGAAGAGGTGGAGAAACTTGCCAAAGAGATGTTCTTGCGTCATGTTAAATCGAGTGGAATATCAATGCGCTTCCGTATAAATGGTGTGGAAAAAGTAATAAGACAACAGGTTATTACCGAATTGAATTACGATGAACGTGGTTGGCCGGAATCTGTATCTGAAGAGGTTAAGCATACCATTGTAGATGATATTACCCATTACATTAACAAACATTTTGAACACTACAAAGATGATTGTAAATCAGTTGTAGAATATGAATGGAATTTATGTAAAAGTAAGCATGAAAGAAAGATTAAGTATTGGAAGTCTCTTTTTTTCATTACTTTTTCAGTACTGATAGTTGAGTGTATTTATAGAATAGTTCAATAAATCGAAAAGCATATGAAAGCTATTTCAGTAAAACAGCCATGGGCTTATTTGATATGTTCCGGAGTGAAAGATATTGAGAATCGTACATGGCCATGCCCTAAGAAGTACATAGGAAAACGTGTACTAATCCATGCAAGCGCAGTACCGATAGAAATGGTAAATCCTAATAGTGTATTTACAAAAGCTCAATGGGACCGGTTTTCTATGGGGTTTCAACGTGAGCTTATATGTGGTAATAGTATTGTCAATTCTGCTATTATTGGTAGTGTGATGATAACTGATTGTGTTGTTAATCATCTCTCTGTATGGGCGGAGAAGGGGGTATATAATTGGGTACTTTCTAATGCTGTATTATTCTCGGAACCTATACCTGCAAAGGGAAAACTTTCTTTCTGGGATTTTGATGGACTGAAAGAAGTTACAATCGAGTGTCCGGAATGTGGCAGCCATGAAATCGCTATTGAAGATTACACGACAGCTCCATATCCAACGTATTTACATAGTTGCAATAAATGCGGTTATGTGATCATGGAAAGTGAGTGGGAAGTAGTATCCACATAGTTTACCTGTGATTAGTCTTTGAGTTCATTATCATTCTGTATTCGCAGTCTAATAGTCCGTTTATGCGAGGCTTATGAATAATATGTGATTCCGGATATTTTCTAAGTATTCCATTTTGTAGGAACCTAATAGTTTGATTTTGTTCTCTGATTACCACACTTAGTATTACGATGATAAAGATTAGTACTATATACCCAAAGGTGATTAAGTACACTATTTCTCTATTGAAATAGAAGAAGCTTTTGAATGATCTAAAGTTACTCATGTTTTGTATGTTAAAAATAAAAACGTGCCCAATTCAATAAATACACCCTTCGTAGAGGTGCGGCAAACAACCCAAGTAAGGAAGCATAGATATTAAACGGGCACGCATATTTGTGATAATACAAAACGCGAACACCGTTCAATCTATCACCTTACTTTGTTGAAAATTGCCGCTTTCTACAAAGGAGAGACTGAACGTCACAATGATACCTATTTGGTATCTGCCGCAAATATAACTAATTCTTTAAATTAATGTTGAACCTGGGTGCGTCTTTTTAAGATGCGCCCTTTATTTTTTGTGATGATGAAGAAAATAATTGTAACTGGTAGCGAGGGTTTTATTGGTAAAGCTCTTTGCCGGGAATTGTCAAAAAGAGGTGTTGAAGTCATTGGTATTGACCGAAAGAACGGAACTGAAGCATCAAATGTTCATGAACTTTTGAAAAAAGGTGATATCGACTGCGTATTTCACCTTGCAGCACAAACAAGTGTTTTCAATGAAAATTTGGAGCAGATCCGGAAAGATAACATTGATACCTTTATGAGTGTTGCCAATGCCTGTAACCTATACCGGGTGAAGTTGGTGTACGCCAGCTCGTCAACAGCGAATCCTGTGAACACTACTTCTATGTATGGAATAAGTAAACATTTCGATGAACAGTACGCATCTGTCTATTGTAAGACTGCTACCGGATGCCGGCTGCATAATGTATATTCACCAAACCCACGTGAAAGAACTCTTCTCTGGTTCCTGCTTAATGAGGAAAGGGTGTCATTATACAACTGCGGTCAGAATATCCGGAGCTTTACTTACATGGATGATGCTGTCGAAGGACTTATCTATGCGATAGGATGTAACCGTCAGCTAATCAACATCTGTAATGTACAACCGGTGACTACTATGTATTTTGCTACTTTAGTGAAGTACTACAAATCGCTTGAAATTGAGTTGATTAATGAAAAACGGGATTTTGACAATTTGGAGCAGTCGGTGAACCGGGATATCTATTTAGTACCTTTGTCTTACACATCTGTCGAGGACGGAGTAAAGAAGATCTTTGATGAAAGGAAAGGGAAAGATATATCGTATTGATGACTGGGATAAGCCGGAAGCGGTGAAATGTAAGAGCTGGTCTCATCAGGAACGGTTATGTGATCTGAAAGAAAAGGTATCACTTCATAAAAAGGGTGATATCTATTACATCTCCCAGTTCACCCGTTCCAAGACTGGTACCAGCTTTTCAGAAATTAAACAGTCGGAGGAACTTGCATCATTCTTTGCAGAGAGAGCGTGTGAGTTTCTCCACCGCTTCATTGTAGGGGGATGTGAAGGATGGTGTATAGTCACCACACCGCGACGGAGACACTACGAGGGCTTTCATTTTGCAACCTCTATCTGCACGAAAATAGCTGGGGCGGTGAAAATACCATTCTATGAGAATGCAATTCAGTGCCTAACTAAAGATAGATTGAATCCGGAATTCTTTCTTCTTCGTCCGATAAAGGAAAAGAAGATAATAGTGTATGATGACATATTAACAACCGGCAGTACATTACTTGCCACCTATGAGCTTTTAAGAGATAGAGAGCAGCTTCTTTTTCTCATAGGAATAAACAATAATTGATATGGGAAAGCGAGAGGAACCATTAACATTTAAGCAAGAGAAATTCTGTAAATATTACGTTGATACAGAAGGTAATGCAAGTGAAGCATATCGAATGTCTTATAATACTTCCAACATGAAGCCAGAGACAATTTGGAGCGCTGCGAGTAGACTATTAGCAAATAGCAAGGTTAGTACAAGGATAAATGAGATTAAGGCGCAGAGAGCGAAAGAGTCTGAAGTAGAGAGGAAAACTGTTGAGAGGGTATTAATGGATATAGTGCTTGCCAATCCCGATGATCTTCATTTTGTTGACCCTGCAACCGGGAAAACAAAAATGAGAACTCCTTCCCAACTTCCCAAACGTGCCCGTAACGCATTGAAGAAGATACAGAATAAGAGAGGAGAGGTTACCTATGAGTTCAATGGCAAAACAGAAGCGGCCCGGATATTAGGTGCTTGGAATGGATGGGAAGCAGATAAGAATGTCAACATCAAAGGTGGAGATGGAAACAAGGTCAGTGAACTTCGTATTGGCTTTGATGAAAATGATAAATCGGACGAATAGAACAATTTTATAGGTTATTTCCTGTGTTTTCCCTACGGATAAACCTTACTTTTAGAACAATATGGTTATAAATTATAAGAAGCTAAATCCTAACGGATTCTATCTATTGAAGTACTTGAATGATGAGACTATCCGTTTTATCATTCTCTATGGAGGTTCATCTTCCGGTAAATCGTACAGTGTGGCACAAACCATACTGATACAGACATTACAGGACGGTGAGAACACTCTTGTTATGCGTAAGGTAGGAGCTTCTATTCTCAAAACCATTTATGAAGATTATAAAGTCGCTGCGGCCGGTCTTGGCATATCCCATTTGTTCAAGTTCCAACAGAATACTATTAAATGTTTGGTTAATGTTGCGAAGATAGATTTCTCCGGTCTTGACGATCCGGAGAAGATAAAAGGTATCTCTAACTATAAGCGAGTTCAGTTAGAGGAATGGTCAGAGTTCGAGCATCCGGATTTCAAGCAGCTACGTAAGCGTTTGCGTGGTAAGAAAGGGCAGCAGATTATTTGTACCTTCAACCCGATTAGTGAAAGCCATTGGATAAAGAAAGAGTTTATTGATAAAGATAAATGGCATGATGTACCGATGACGGTTACCATTGCCGGCAAAGAGTTGCCGAAAGAACTTACCAAGGTCAAATCCGTAAAGAAGAATGCACCCAGGCAAATACTTAATCTTCGTACTAAGCAAATCGAGGAACAGGCACCTAATACAGTTATTATCCAATCTACCTATTTGAATAATTTTTGGGTGGTCGGTAGTCCTGACGGTGCGTATGGTTTCTATGATGAGCAATGTGTTGCCGACTTTGAGTATGATAGAGTTCACGATCCGGACTATTACAATGTGTACGCATTGGGAGAATGGGGTGTCATTCGTACCGGTAGTGAGTTCTTCGGTTCCTTCAATCGTGGCAAACATTCCGGTGAACATAAGTATGTTCCGGACTTACCTATTCATATCTCTGTCGATAACAACGTGCTTCCGTATATCAGTGTATCATATTGGCAGGTCGATTTCACAACTGGTACCAAGGTTTGGCAATTCCATGAAACGTGCGCTGAAAGCCCAAACAATACAGTAAAGAAAGCCTCCAAACTTGTTGCAAAGTATCTGAAATCTATCCAATATTCTGATAGGTTATATGTACATGGTGATGCATCAACGAAAGCGGCAAACAGCATTGACGATGAGAAGCGTTCCTGGATGGACTTATTCATAGATACATTGCAGAAAGAAGGATTCGAGATTGAAGATAAGGTAGGCAACAAGAATCCGAGTGTTGCCATGACCGGTGAGTTTGTTAATGCCATTTTTGATTGTACTGTTCCCGGTATAGAGATATACATTGACGAATCATGTTCGGTATCTATTGAGGACTACATGAGCGTACAGAAAGATGCTAACGGTGCCATTCTTAAAACTAAGGTCAAGAATAAAACTACCTTGCAGACTTATGAGGAGCACGGGCACCTGTCTGATACGTTCCGATATGTCGTTGTGGATTTGTGTAGTGAGCAGTATATAGAGTTTAGTAACCGGCGAAAAAGAAACTTGTATGCTTGTAATGGCACTATTAATTTCTTCAATCCAGATACCGAATGTAAATACACTAAGAAGATTCTATATGTGATGCCGAATGTTAATGGGAAATTTGTCCTTATACAAGCGTTTAGATGTGGAAATAAATGGCATGTTGTTGATGTCGTATTTATGGATACTACTTCAACAGAAGATATACGTTCTTCTATTTTGTCCCATGAATCTGATTCATGTGTAATTGAATGTACAGATGCTTATTTCCCTTTTATCCGGGAACTCCGTTCTAGTACAAACAAGGAGATTCGTGTAATGAAAGAGTTTCCGGATGTAGATAAGCGTATTGCTGCAACATCTGATTATGTGAAAAATAGTATTCTTTTTTCTGCATCAAAAGTAGAATCTGATACGGAATATGTTGCCTTCATGAATAATCTGATGGACTATAATAAAGATAGTGAAACAAAAGAGGCCAGTGCTGTTTTGAGTGGGCTAGTACAGTTCGTTGTAAAATTAGGTTTGAATTGAATTGCGTTATATGTGATTGAAAATAAGGATGTTGTATTGTTGATATTATGTTTTCGTAATTTCAAGATTTTAGTGTTTTGGAAAACGGTTTTCCTTTTTACTTAGTTTTGCTCAAAAAGGAACCCAATGAATATTTTTTTTGATAATCTATTTGGAAAGAAATCTAAGACTAAAGGTGAAGTTGAAATAGTTACTTCATCTGAAAATAAGGATATAGATACTCAAAGTGGCAAGGCTGAAAAATGGTCAGTTGCATACATTGAGGACCTTACTAGTCCTATTGTAGCGGGCAGTAACTATCTAACGCTATTCAGTACGATACCTGAAGTCTTTTTCCCGATCGATTATATTGCATCGCGAATTGCAGGTGCTAATTTTCAATTGAAGAAAACTAAGGATGACAGTATAGTATGGGCGAATAAACGAATGAATGGCATACTTAGTCGTCCTAATTGTTTGATGCGTTGGAAAGAATTGATTTATCAGCACCATATTTATAAATTGTGTACAGGGAATAGCTTTATTCGTGCCGCTATGCCTGATGTCTTTTCTACAGCTGAAAAATGGAGATATTGCGATAATTATTGGGTGCTACCTTCTGATAAGACTATTGTAGAACCTGTTTACGGGAATATGCCATTGTTTGGTATTGCCCAAACAGAAGATATTATTCGTAGCTATCGTTTGGAGTATGGTTGGAATGGTAGTTTGGAAATTCCTCCATACCAAATATGGCATGATAGAGACGGAAGTGCAGAGTTCTATTCAGGGGCTATGTTCTTGAAGTCCAAAAGTCGTCTTGCTTCCCAAAATAAGCCAATGTCAAATCTAATAGCTGTATATGAAGCTAGAAATGTGATTTATGTAAAGCGGGGTGGATTGGGCTTTATTGTAAGTAAGAAAACTGATGCTACCGGTTCAATAGCGTTGACTGACGATGAAAAGGAACAGCTTTTGAAGCAAAATTTTGAGAAGTATGGTGTAAGGAAGGGCCAGGTACCTTATGGTATTTCAGATGCAGATATTGACTTTGTTCGTACTAATCTTTCTATTGCAGAGTTACAGCCGTTTGAAGAGACTTTGGCTGATGCAATAAATATTGCAGGGGCATACGGCATCCCTGCCGTTCTTGTTCCGCGAAAAGACCAGTCCACATTTAGCAATCAGGCTACTGCTGAAAAGAGCGTATATTGTTCAACTGTTATTCCTATGGCCAAACAATTCTGCAAGGATTTTACAGCTTTCCTTGGTCTTGAAGGAGGGGGATATTATTTGGATTGTGATTTCTCTGATGTTGATTGTTTGCAGGAAGGATTGAAAGAATCCGAGGACGTAAAGACAAATATAAATAAACGTTGTCGTGAACAATTCTCATGTGGGCTTATAACGCTCAATGACTGGCGTGCCCAAATAGGTGAAAGTATGATAGAAAATCCCTTGTTTGACAAATTGAAATTTGATATGTCAGATGAGGAACTGGATAAAGTAAATCGAGTTTTTAACACTAAAAGTGGAGATGAAAAAGATGGAAGAGAAAATCAAAAGCCTTCAGTACAAGACAAAGGCAAATGATGTTGATGAGAAGGGTATCGTTACCGTTGCGGTGAATGGTATCGGTGTGAAGGACTCACAAAATGACATATCTATGCCCGGCTCATTCAATAAGACATTGAAAGAAAATATTGGTCGGATGCGTTGGTTCCTGAATCATCGTACAGACCAGTTGTTAGGTGTTCCGTTGAGTGGTAAGGAAACAGAAGGTAATTTGGTTATGGTCGGTCAGTTAAATCTTGAAAAACAGATTGGCCGTGATACGTTAGCTGATTATAAACTGTTTGCAGAGAATGGCAGAACACTTGAACATTCTATTGGGGTCAAGGCCATTAAAAGAGATTCTGTTGATCCCTGTAAAGTGCTTGAATGGCGTATGATGGAATATTCAACATTGACAAGTTGGGGGAGTAATCCCCAGACTTTCCTTGTGAATATTAAGTCTGCTACTGCCGACCAGGTAAAGGAGGCTGTTGATTTCGTTCGGAAAGCGTTCTTGCAGCATGGATATAGTGATGAACGTTTAAAAGGATACGATATGGAATTAAGTTTATTACTGAAGAGCCTCAACGGTGGTGCCGTTGTCTCATGTCCTCATTGTGGTCATCAATTTGATTATGATGCAGAAACAGAGCATACCTTTGCCCAACAGGTATTAGATTATGCTGCTGATTATCAGAGATGGATAACACAGGACATTGTAAGGGAAGAAATGGAGAAGCTCACTCCGGAGATTAGAACCCAAGTAATTTCTCTTATTGATTCTGTCAAATCAGAAAAGAAAGAATTTTCTCAAAAGGGTCTACAAGACCTTATGAATTATGTAAGATGTCCCCACTGTTGGGGAAAAGTATATCGTTCGAATGCTATTCTGCAAAACACTTCTGAAGATACCACCGGAAAAAATGAGCCGTCTGTTGACACTCAAGAAAAGAATGACGGGGAAAATGGGAACGATGAAGTGACGATTAAAGCCGCTGATAATGGCACTTTATTCGATTTTAAGAGTTTGAATAGCTGTTTCGAGAATAAATAACTTAAAATTTAAATTTTATGCCAATTAGAAAATTTACAGTATCAGATTTTAATCTGAAAACGGACGGCTTGCCGGCAGAACAGAAGGCGTTTATGGAAAACATCGTCGGCATGATGTGTGAAGTAGTAAACAAGTCCCTTGAAGGAATTGCATCACCGGATGAGGTATCAAAACAGTTTGACGATATTAATAAATTGCTGAAATCCTATGACAATGAGAAGTTTCAGCAATTGGTTAAAGACAATGAAGAACTCGTTGCCCAGGTAAAGACCCTTGGAGAAAGTATTGAGAAAATGAAACAAAAGGGCTTGTCTATGAATGCTATCAACAAGTTCGATGAGAAGTTGAACGAGATGCTTGATTCTGAAAAATTCAGAGATTTCGCAGAAGGAAAAACACGCAAATCAGGAGAATTTGACGGCTTCTCCTTGAAAGATGTCGTTTCCATGACTGACAATTACACCGGTGATTTGTTGATTACTCAACAACAGAAACGTGTTGTGACTCAGGTTGCCAACAAAAAGTTGCATATGCGTGATGTATTAACGACGCTGACAGCTGATCCTGCATATCCTCAACTCGCCTATGCGCAAGTATATGCTTTCAACCGCAATGCCCGTTTTGTAACAGAGAACGGTCGTTTACCGGAATCAAGTATCAAGGTAAAAGAGATACAGACAGGAACTAAGCGCCTTGGTACTCATATCCGTATCTCAAAACGTATGTTGAAATCAAGAGTGTACATTCGTTCCTACATCTTGAACATGCTTCCTGAAGCTGTTTGGATGGCAGAAGACTGGAACATTTTGTTTGGTGACGGTAATGGTGAGAATTTGCTTGGTATTATTAATAATACTGGGGTGACTTCTGTAGAGAAGATTATTAGTACAGCCATTGTTACAGGTGCCGCTGGTGCTGTAAAAGCTATTACCGGATATAACGGTGATAAGGATGTGATTGTAGAGTTTGCAGAACCACAGGATTTGATTCTTGATGGAATGAGTATCACGTTCGCTGGCGCCGCTGTTCTTACAGAACTGAACAAAACACACGCTCTTGTGAAAATGGAAGATGGTCGTATCCTTATTCCTGGTGTCGCGTTCTCCGGTGCTGAAACGGCTACGGATAAAATGACATTCAGTGTTCATGAAGCCGGCTTTAAGAACATTGAGGAACCCAACTCTGAAGATGTAGTGAAAACAGCTTTCGCCGCAATGACATATGCCCAGTATTTTCCGAATGCTATTATTCTTAATCCAATGACTGTTAACGGTATGGAATCAGAAAAAGATACGACAGGACGTAATCTTGGTATCGTTAAAATGGTTGATGGGGTGAAATATATTGCCGGTCGTCCGATTATCGAGTATGGTGGTATTCTTCCAGGTAAGTATCTTTTAGGTGACTTTAACCAAGCCGCAAATTTGGTTGATTATACCACTTTGACACTTGAATGGGCTGAAGATGTGGAGACCAAGCTTTGCAATGAGGTTGTGCTGATGGCACAGGAAGAAGTTATCTTCCCGATTTATATGCCGTGGGCTTTCGCTTATGGGGATTTGGCCGCATTGAAGACTGCAATAACTAAAGCGTAGGATTATGGATTACATACTTAGAGGTAACGATAAGGATGTAACCAATGTGCTTAAAGAGCAACGCATTCGGATTAATAGAGGGATGATTCAACTCATCCCTATTTCCGAATGTGGTCTTGTTACAGAAGAAGATGCCCGAAAGACATTGGAATGTATGCTTGCAGAGAAAAATGAAGAGATTGGCAGGCTTACTGCATCCATTGCAGAGAAAGATAAGACAATTGTTGAACTGACAGAAGAGCGTGAAACAATGAAAGCTCGCATTGCAGAACTTGAAGTACAGGTGCCTTCTGATGAAAAGAATCTTCTGGTTGCCGATTCAAAAGATTTGCAAGAGGAAGATGCCAAGGAGGTAACTGTTACAGATGATAAAGCCGTTTCCGTGGAAGATGAAAAGAAAACCGGGAAAGGCAAGACTTCTAAATAACTATCGCTATGTTGATTGATGTTTCATATTTTATGTCAGGTCCCAGGCATATTGAGAATGTTTCGGTCGCTGAAATGCCTTCGCCCCAATCTCTTGCTGTGAATGAGGTGATAAATGGGTATATTAAGGCATTTCAGCCCGAATTTCTCCGGAATGTTGTTGGTGTGACTCTTTCCCAAGCTATCACAGATTATTTGGAGCTTATTGAACGGGAAAAGGAAGATTCTTCAGATGAAGTTGATATTTCAGAAGAGAAGGAAGCCCCCCAGTCCGGATATGCAGTATTATGCGAGAAGCTGTGTGAACCGTTCGCTGACTATGTCTTTTATCATATTCTTCGTGACGCAAACACTCAGGCTACAATAACCGGGCTTGTCCGTTTGAAATGTGCTAATGAATATGTAGCTCCTTTGAAGAGACAAGTAAGCACATGGAATAGCATGGTAGAGAAGAATAAACAGTTTGTTGAATGGGCTATGTCGAATGATTGTCCTTTCGATGTGCAAATAACCAAGAATCTTTTGACCCCAATTAATGCTTTCAATTTATGATAGATTTAGATATAACAGAACTGTTTGAGGAGATTGTAAAGGAACTTCCAGAAGGGCTTGAAATCCTCTATCCAAATGGGAAAGGGGGAACTAAAGTTGTGAAGTCCCCAAGGTTGAATTACATCTTCGGTAGCAGTCAATATATCAAAGATATTTTAGATGAATACAGTAAGTCTTCTGCCCAGTCTGAAAGGAAGTTTCCGTTGGTTGCACTATTCACTCCAATTAGTGAGGATAGAGGTGACGCGGATTATTTTTCAAAAGCAAAGGTTTCGTTAATTATAGCATGTTCTTCTTGTAAAGAGTGGAGCAATGAGATGCGCAGAACCACATCTTTTAAAAATATCCTTCGGCCAATCTATAAACGTTTATTGGAAGTATTATATGAAGATTCTCGGTTCGACTGCGACTATGACGAAAAAGTGAAACATAGTTATTCAGAAAACTATTCATATGGCAGATACGGAGCCTATACAGATTCCGGTGAGGCTGTGAGCGAGCCGATTGATGCCATAAATATACGCTCGATGGAAATAAAAATTAATAATCTTAATTGTAGAAGAAAATGAGAAAGATTAGAACGTGTAAGGGTTCCCGGATGAACACTGGTAGTTCTGCTTGTAGCATTGACTGGAAAAAAGTCAAAGGTGCTATCTTGACAGAACATGGTGTCAAACTCCCTGCTGATATAACAGGTGAGAAGTTGCTCGAATTGTGCCATGCAGACCGTCCCGGGCGTATTTACCCTATTTTGCCATTCCTGGAGTATGCCAAGAATGGTGGAGAGCCCCAAGTTAATGCTGTAGGGTACGGTGCAAGTGAATACAACGGGCTTAGCGCTCAAACAGACACCTTCACTTTGAAGAAATTTGATGAGGTTTTGAATGCCCAGCTTCTGAAATGTGCCAATAAAGGATGGGACGTTTACTTTTGGAATCAGGATAATATGTTGATCGGTTATAATGATGACACTGATATCCTTGCCGGTATTCCGATGTCTACTGTTTACCCGACCGTGACACAGTACCCGACCAGTAGTGCTAAGTCTGCGATGACTGTTAGTTTTTCACATGAAGATGTGGAAGACAGCCAATTGCACTTTGACTACGTGCAGTTAGACTTCAATCCCAAGAATTTCGTTAAAGGCTTGGTTGATGTTGTGCTTCAAAAGTTGGAGACTGAAAATACCTACAAAATTGTCGAAGTTGTTGGTGGTTATGACCGTACAGAAGAATTTGGCAGTCTTATTGCTGATGGTGCTGCTGAAGTTATGAATAACGTAACTTCTGCTACATATTCGGATGGTATCATTACCATTGTTCCTAAAGCCGGGGCGGTTCCTTCGTTGAAAGCTCCTTCTGTATTGTATGAAAAAGGAATCAGAGGTATCGAGCAGGTGTCATGAAAGTAGATAATGTTACGTTCGTCGAGGTTGCTGTGAAGGGCATGACGAAGGAAGAGTTTATTAATGCACACATTAAAGTCGTGTGGCAGGAACTGAAGGAAGCTGACCGCAAGAAGAAGCTCTCGGAAGTGTACGATGCGATAACTAAGTAACCGACGGGCTGGGGTGTGATTACAGCCCGGCCCGTTATATTTTTACTGTATGGCAGATTTTGATGAATTACATAGAGTTATTCATTCCATTGCATCCGGGTTTAAAGAGGAATGTATTAGGTGTATGGAAGAACATAAGAATGTGCTCGTTGATTGCATTCAGGAGCAATTATATTCCGGTCTGGACGGTACTGAACATCTATTGAATCCTGATTATGATACTGACACCTATTTTAACGAGCCCGGTCCCTGGCAGAACCGTGCGGAACAATATAAACGATGGAAGGAGAGGATAACTCCACCTCTTAGAAGTGAGATGCTTTATTTGCCACCGCGTCCGGTTGAGGTACCTAACCTTTTTATTACTGGTACTTTCTATGATAGCATAACTGCCGATAGAATTGATTCCGGGCTTCGATTCTCAACGAAAGGATTTACGGACGGTAGCTCTATTGAGAAGAAATACGGTGAGCTGATTTTAGGTATTGGTGATACAGCTAAAGAGTACTTTAATATTATGTATCTCCGTCCCTGGATGGAACGTTTCTTTTCAGAATGTGGATATCGGTAGAAAATGGCTTGTAGTTGCGAAATAAGAAAGATGCAGAGTGAACTGGAACGTATCAGCGAGCTTGCAAAGAAAGCGGCTGTCTTGGACGGCTGCGTGTATGTCGTTTATCAGAAAGAAGATGGTACCTATGCTTTTGATAAACTAGGAGATGAAATAAAAGGAAAGATTGTTGAATATAGACATTACCTGTAATTATGGATTTAAAATTGAAAGATTTCGTTGATGAGAACGACTTGCAGAAATTGGTAGAGCTTGATAATACTATTGAGCGTGTGAGAGCTGACTATGTTAATGCAGCCAAAGAATTAGCAAAAGGTTTGAAACTAAATGTAGAAGGCGTTGCTGATCTTGAAAAGTTGAGTAATCTTTATAATACTCAAGCAAAAACGGCTGGTTCTGCATCTGCTGAATTAACCGAGGCTCTTAGAAAACAGTCTGAAATAACTCAAACTGTCAGTAAGAAGATAGAGGAAAAGCTAAATGTAGAGAAATTATCTGCTGCTGAACTGAAGAAACTAACCAAGGCAAACTCGGATAATGCTGCGTCCTTGGAAAAGGCTGCTAAAGCGGAAGCTAACTTGACAAAAGCGCAGAATGCCGGTAATACTACTCGTAAGAAAGCTGTTTTATCTGAAGAAGAACGTTTAAAACTTATCAGAACTGCTATTACCTTGACTAATCAGGAAGTACATAGCCGTTCACAAGCAAAGGAAATGAATAAGCAGCTGCAAAAGGCTGTTGATGTTTTGAAAGATACGGATGAAAACTATATTCGTACACTTGCCCGTCTTAATTCTACTATTGGAATCAACACTGATTACATAAAGCGAAATTCCGATCGATATAGTCAACAGAAAATGACAATTGGTGCATACCGGGAAGAAGTAAAGGCTGCATGGGTTGAGATACAGAACGGTAATAAGTCCATGCAGAATATGGGTATTATTGCCCGGAATGCCGGTAGGATGCTTAATACAGAGCTTGCTCCTGGGTTAAGTAAAGTTGGTGCTGGTTTAAAAGGGTGGGCAGCTGGATATATTGGTGCACAAGCTGTTGTTAGTGGAGTTGTTGCTTTATTTACAAAACTGCGTGAAGGAGTAGGTGATATTGTTAAATTTGAATTAGCTAATAGTAGGCTTGCTGCAATATTAGGAACCACTTCTGATAAAGTGAAGGAGTTAACTGCGGATGCTCAACGTTTGGGTGCTACAACGAAATACACTGCATCCGAAGCTACGGATTTGCAAATAGAACTTGCTAAACTAGGTTTTACTCGAAAAGAAATATTAGATGCAACAGAGCACGTTCTAAAATTTGCACAAGCTACCGGGGCAGAATTAGCAGATGCGGCTTCATTGGCAGGTGCTTCTCTTCGTATGTTTAATGCTGATACAAGAGAAACTGAAAGATATGTGTCTGCGATGGCTGTCGCAACAACCAAAAGCGCATTGTCGTTTTCATATCTCGCTACTGCATTACCAATTGTTGGACCGGTTGCAAAAGCCTTTAATTTCAGTATTGAAGATACTTTGGCTTTGTTGGGTAAATTATCGGATGCCGGCTTTGATGCTTCAATGGCTGCTACTGCTACCCGTAATGTTTTTCTAAATTTAGCTGATAGTAATGGAAAGCTGGCAAAGGCGTTAGGTAAGCCCGTTAAAACATTGCCTGAGTTAGTTGAAGGATTGAAATCGCTAAAAGAAAAAGGGGTAGACTTGAATACTACTCTTGAATTAACTGATAAGCGTAGTGTTGCCGCTTTTAATGCCTTTCTCACCGCTGTTGATAAAATATTACCACTTAGAGAACAGATTACTGGTGTAGAACGTGAATTGGGCGATATGGCTCACACGATGGGAGATAATGTTCATGGAGCTCTTGCTAACTTATCTTCAGCATGGGAAGCGTTTATGCTTTCTTTCTCCGAGTCAACGGGACCTGCTAAGGAGTTTCTTAATTGGATGGCTGATAAAATAAGAGGTATCGCCAATGATTTGAAATCTCCTGAAGAAAAAATAGAAAAGATAGATTATAATTTTAGAACACTTGCAAAAAAAGATGCGAACAAAAAGTTATTGGAAGTAGAAAAAGATTTTCAGGCAGAATATAAGAGGCTTATTGATGCTGGTGATACAGAGGAACAAGCATACACAAAAGCTGTTATTCAAATGAAAAATAAACGTATTGAAGTAACGGCCCAAGAGAGAGAAGCTTTAAAACGGATGAAAACTCGTGCTCAATATGCAACATCAGAGTTTGAAGATATGTCTTGGATAAAGAATGGTGCTGCTAAAATGTTTGGCTATTACACATCGGAAGCAGAAAAAGCGGATAAGGCTCAGTTGGAATTTTCTAAAAACTTATTCAAAATAGCATCTAGCGATGAGTTTAATCGTGGACTTGATGTGATTGCAGAAAAGTTCCGTCCAAAGGGTAACAACAAAAATGGTTCAGGTATAACAGTCCTTACTGATAAAGAAAAACGTGAACAGGAAAAAGCTCTCAAAGAGAAGCTGAAAATTCATGAAACTTATCAGGAGTCAGAACTAGCTCTTATGGATGAGGGACTGGAGAAAGAACTTGCTAAAATTGGTGTTGCTTACTCGAAGAAGATTGCTGCCGTCAAGGGTAATAGCAAAGAGGAAATTGCTACACGTCAGAATTTAGCTAAGGAAATGCAGGAAAAGCTAGATGAGTTTACTATTAAGTATAATTCTGACCGTGAAAAGAAGGATGTTGAGAACGCTCTTGCTGTTGTAAAAAAGGGGTCCCAGGAAGAACTTGATTTGAAATTGCACCAGTTGGAATTGCAACGTGAAGCAGAAATTGATGCAGCGGAGAAAACAGGTGAAGATATTTTTCTCATTGATGACAAATATGCAAAAAAGAAACAAGAACTTTACGAAAGACATGCATCCGATCAGGTGCAATTAATAGCAGAGAATGCAGCGCATGAGCAGGAAATCCGGGATGCTGCCTATGTTATGGATACGCTTGCTCTTAAAAAACAGTTAGCTTCTAAGGAAATAACCCAGCAGGAGTATGCAGAACTTGAGTATCAGTTAAAATTAGATTATGTACGTAAAACCTCGGAAGCTGCCATTGACGCTTTGGAATCCGAACTTGCTACTGCCAACTTGAGTACGGACAAAAGGGAGAAACTTGAGGAGAAACTTGCAAAATTGAAAGCGGACCTTGCCCAAAAAGAAGCAGAAACAGAAATAGATGCTATCAATAAAGTTACTAAAGCGGATGAGAAAGCACAGAAAGAACGTCAGAAGAACTTGAAAAAATGGCTTCAAACTGCATCTCAAGCTGTGGGAGCTATTGGAAACTTAGTCTCTTCTATTTATGATGGTCAGATTCAGAAAATAGAAGAAGAGCGGGAAGCTAATGAGGAAAAGTATGATGAGGATATTGAACGAATTGAGAATCTGGCAGAGTCTGGAGCTATATCCGAAGAGGAAGCGGAAGCGCGTAAACGGGCAGCAAAGGATCAGACAGAAGCCAAGAATAAGGAGTTGGAAAAACAAAAGCAAGAGATTGCCCATAAACAAGCTGTTTGGCATAAGGGAGTACAAGTTGCAGAAACTGGAATTGCAACAGCTCGTGGTATTATGGAAGCTTTCCAGTTAGGTCCGATTGCCGGTGCTGTAATGGCTGCTGTTATTGGGGCGATGGGGGCTATGCAAGTAGCAACAATTCTTGCCACTCCTATTCCTTCTTATGCAGAAGGTACTAAAGGTAATGATAGGCACCCCGGCGGTGCTGCTTTGGTTGGTGATGCCGGTAAACATGAAGTTATCATGTATTCCGGAAAAGCATGGATTACTCCTGATACTCCAACTTTAGTTGATATTCCTAAAGGTGCGCAAGTCTTTCCTGATGTTGATAAGGTAGATATCTCTAATTTTGATATACCGGATTGGGACTTTCCCACATTTTCACCGACATATTTTGCATCTTCTTCCGGTGACACCATTGTTTTCAATGATTATTCCCGGTTAGAAAAAAGGGTTGATAGAACAAATTTCCTTTTGATGAAGAGTCTAAAAATGCAACGCCAAGATGCTTCTAACCGTGAATTTGAACTGTATAAGTTATCTAAACTGAAATAGCCATGATTGAAAGATTAAATCAGATAACATTGAGTGATTTCATTGAACTTTCATGCGGAAACTATGCTTGTTTGCTTTCGGACTGCAAATCTATGTCCGAAAGCACGCTTAAAGAAATAGCGTCTAAATTACTTGTCGAATACAGAAGTATTGTTAATCCTTCAAATATGAAGGCTATGGTAATGGACAAAGAGGATATGCTGAAAGAACGTGCCAAACTATTGAGTCTTCGTATTTGTCAGGCTCTTGTTTCTCTTGGCTTTTATGATGATGTTCGTCAGGTATTGGGTCAACTAAATGTAGATACTCAAAATATGAGTGATGAACAAGTAATATCGAAGATTGATTATTTACTTCATTCTGCAATTTTTGAGCAAAAACGGAATGAGGAGAGACGCAGTGAGGAACATAAAGGAAATAAGGTTACTCCTGAACAAATTCGTTCTTCTTTCGATGCCGAGATTGCTTTTCTAATGACATTCTTTAAAATGAGTATAGATTCTCGTGTAATTAATGCTGCTGTCTACGCAAATATCGTTCATCAAGCTGATGTTGAAATATCAATCAGAAAAAGAAGCACATGA